ATCTGGTATAGGAACGCACACTGCTTGGTGTACCGCTGGATGTTGTTCTAATATAAGACTTACCTCTTGGGGATATACTGTTTTACCCTTAACACTGAAGGCATCATTCTTCCTTCCAATATACCAGTAATATCCATCATCATCTACTTTCATTATATCATTTGTCTTATACCATCCGTCCTCTAATACCTTGTCTGTTTCCTTGGGTTGATTGAGATATCCAATAAACACAGCAGGACTTTTATGCCACAGTTCACCATCCACCAATTTGACATTAGAACCCTCATATGGTTTGCCAAAATTGTGTCCTACAGAATGGTGAAATACCCTACCACCCTCTGTAGTAGAATATCGGTGTATGAATTTGGGGTTGTTATATACCTCGTTGATTTCATCTACCAACGCCGGAGTTACGATATCACCAGAAGTACGCACTTCACGAACACTGCTCACGTCTATATCATATTGCTTGATGGCGGACATAATTAGCTTGTGTACTGCTGGTACACCATGCACAGCCCATAGTTTATATTTACTGATACAGTCTAGGTATATCTTTGGGGTAAATGTCTTGAGTAGGACTACAGTTCCACCCCACTTCATAATAGTCATCAATTCATGAAGTCCACCAGCGAGGTGTAGTTTGGTAGCAAGGATATGTCTCTTGTGTGGTATTGCCCATTGTTGGGCATTGACATACCAATTCTCATTTGCGTGTGTTCGCATCACACCTTTGGGTTTACCAGTAGAACCAGAAGTGTATTGTATATCTGCAATCATGTTCTCATCTGGTACAATGGGAAGGTCATATAGAAATTCATCGTCTATGAAGTGACACCAATCATTGTCAATAAGTGCGTCATCAAATACCTCAACACAATTTGAGTCTTTTATCAGTTCTTCTTGTTTGTCTATTGGTAGTTTGTTATCAATCGTAACTACACCGATCCCTGCTCGCATTGCACCGAACATCAGTGCGATATATCTTACACTGTTATCTGCTACAATTGCTATTCTTTCGTTAGGATTTAATCCCATCGACATCAAAGAACGAGCAACCTTATCACACATATCATCAAGTTCACTATATGTGTACACATCACCTGTGTGCTGTTCTATGATTGCGTCACCAATATTCCCTTGGAAAAAGCATCCAAAGTTTTTCATACTATACTCCTAAATGTGATTTATGATAAATTTCCACATCTTTGAATCATTATCATACAATTCCATACCAATTGCAAAATGGTCGGTAGGGAATATAACAAGTTCTGATTGACTTCTTAATGATACGGCATCATGAAATATACGTTGTTGTCTTTTCATCTCATCAGTCTCTAACGCACCACAGCAAATAAACATAGGTGGTAGAGGTTTGATTAGATTTCGTATTGCTGAATAGTTGATGATATCCTGATCAGACAGTTTTAGAAAATCCTGTCTAAATGATAGGGCAGGTCCTATCAAATCATAGTTACCACTTAACATCATCATCCCCTTGATACCATCAGAATTACCATCATTTGCTAATCTGACTAGAACGGATGCCATGACACTCGCACCAGAAGAATGTCCTGCTACTATAATCCTCGTATTATCCAAACCATACTTGGGGGCCTCATCTTTAATCCAGTACATGAAGTTTTCTGCATTTTCAACCATGTCTGGTAATGTGGTGTCTGGTATCTGTGGATGGTCTAAGTCGATGAAGGATATACCAGCGTCTAAGATTTTCTTACTCCACTGACTCCATACCTTTGTCCTACCCCTCATATACTGGCCACCAGACAGCATAATAACAAGAGGAGTATTATCACCCTTTGCCTTATACAAGTCGAACACCTGTTTGGGGTGTTCATTATTATACGGTATATCTTCTTGGGGGGTTAACAGCTTTAGATAGTTTTCAGAGTACTCTTTATTCCTGAGCGCACTATCCTTCATATACTGTGGACGACCATGCATTGTCCTGAGTGAACCGTCAGGCATGTATGGTTGTAGTCCCATATTATATTGTAGATTTAGTTCGTCTTTCGTATAACCATTATATATGATTTCAGTCACATTCTTACCATCCTTTAGGTTTGCGTGTAATTCCTCTAGTCTTCATTTGTTGCATGATCCATTCACGGGCTCTTGGACTATTTACTTTGTTTTTCAATAGACCCTTAATCTGTTTCATAACTGAATTAAACAATGTACCATCGTCTTTGATGTTTTCGTTATTGTCTACAATAACCAAATTCTGTCTGAAATGCTGACTAAACTTACCCATGTTAGCTTGTACGTCTTTCCATGATGCAACTGCAACAGAATCAGGTACACTACGTTCACGATCAGCATTACGAGCAATTGCAACATCCAATGAGGTGTTGACAAATATCATATATGTGTCATAACCCAACTGTTTAAGTTCGATTGACTGTTTTACAATCTTGTCGTACTCTTTACCTGTACCATCAATAATAAGTCCAATGCGTCCTTCAACATAGTTTTTTGTTTTCTTTGTTGTGATGGTCTTGGCTTTTTGTCGCATTACTTCACGATCATTTGTTTCCCGTTCTGCCTTCTTGGTTCGCATATCCATATCAAAACCAGCATCCTTGAGATACTTCTCAAAAATGTCATCAGAGTTGACTATGCGTAGTCCAGTACCACCAGTGGTTTTCCTGACAACGAAAGATTTTCCGCTGCCAGGTCCACCCGCTAGAAAGAACGCTTTAAATATATGAGGGTCTTGTAAACCCTCCTGTAGTTCTTGAAAGTCTATCATTATCGGGTCCTATTTGTTCTTCATTAACGAGTTGTCGGTAACTTACCATTTCTATATGATATTTATCTTCCTCAGAGAGAGGAGTATGTGTTCGATTTTGGAGTTGAAAGTTCATCTTCTTAATACGGTTCTTGGTTTTAGCTGACATGATTCAATGTCTCCTTGCATATATGGTTTAAGTTACATGACAAAGTTCTGACTCGTTATAGTTCTCCTTAAAATACCTCATCGTGAGCAAATTCTTCTGGACGTGTTTGTGAATCTCTCATAAGATGCATGGTTACTGTATGGTTCATACCATCAGAATTATATGTGTGTTTGATACGGGTCATCAAGAAATCTTCAGTAAAGAACCTATCATCTTTACCATAATCTGGTGACGTTGAGTCAACTGCTCTTGGGATAGTTATTTCAATAAGATTACCTACGGTGAGGGAAGTGTTTCCAGCTGCACCGCACTCTAAACTAAATGCTTGATCTAATTGTTCTTTATGTGACATTCTTCTTGACGTTTTGTTTGCATTAATGTTGTTTGGTATTGACTTTGGTGAATACAATCCATTAAATTGTTTGTTTCCATTTTGTTTAATACTCATTGTTTGGAAGAATGTGCGTGATGGTACATAGTCTTCCCTACTCATATATATGGGATTCGTATATTTGAAATACCCCTCTGTTGGAGCACCGTTTAGGTGTTTTTCTTCAGGAAAATCATCTTGATAAGAGTAATCTTCTATTCTATATTTTTTATTGTATATGTCATGCACCAGTAGTCGAGAACCCAAGACACCACGTTTCACATCAAGGATTTTGTCATTATGGGCCATACTATGTGATGTAAGTGCTTGGAGTTCACTCATGATATTGCCTGATAAACCATCACTAACCATACCAAAACTCCATCGTGGAATTTGTTCAAACAACTCACCCAAACTTTTATAATGATATCCATCATTATTTTCAAAGAAATAATATGATGGATCACCATCCTCATCTTCTGACATGGTAGATAGAAATTTGATAGTATCTATAGGTGAGAGGTTGGGAATAACAACGTGTTTATTCTTAACTGTCTTGGTAATATTGATAGGTTTTGTACTTTCCAATTCTTCTGAAAAGACTTTCTCTACGATTTTGTAAACATCATCCTTATATGATTTACTAATTTTCTTTCTCAAATTGACAGATACTTCTGGTGAACAAAACTTTAACTTAAACAATGATTGACTGAAATTAGACGAGTGAACCCTACCCTCTATTGAATACACATCAAAACTCATATCTTTAATCTCAAACTCATGACCCTGTAAGCTTGGTGTTTGTATAACAAGTTCTAATGTTTCTTCACCAATGATAGGAAGGTCGTTCACGATATTTTTAGTCGTAGTGACCAACATATGGCCATGGATGCCTGGCATCTCAATGTCTTCATTCAATTCTATTTCTACAACCACTGATGATAAATCAACAAATTCACCACTACTACCACTATATATCTTACATTTGTCTAATCTATATTCCCCAGCATATTGTAATTCTCTGTTCCCGGCAGACATTATAAAACACTCTCCTTAATTAGCTCATCAAACTCTTGTATGAATTGTTGGAGATGCTCAGGATTAAGAACTGATATTTCACTCAATTCATTCTGTCTATTTACTTCATATTCATAATTAGTAATTGGTGTAGAAGAGAGGTAATCCGTATTATCCGTACCAATATCTATTTTAATGGAAGTATCACCCGACTCTTGATTGATTTCATAGTGATGAACTGCATTGGGATTGTCATATTTGTCGTTTACAAAACTCATCAACTGTCCCTCAGTCAATGGCCATCCATGAAACCTGTCCGTGATACCATTAGATATTAATATTACCCAATGTAATCTAGTATCTCCATATAAAAAATGTGCAACACTCTCTGGTGTTTCTCCTGCCAATATATTATACTTTTTCATTTGGAATGCATTTTTCTTTGCTTGAGTTCTCATACTAACACGCCGCAGTATATTTGGTGTTACTTTATATTCACCATCACCATATGAATCGTACTGTATGAATGGGAATTTTGAAAAATATGTCATTAGTAACCCTCCGATATTCTTTTTCTGGTAAGGGTTTCAAGTTCTTTGAAGGTCATTGTTAATATTGTTTTTGTAGGTGGTGAACCAGAAGCACCCTGATGGTTTTCTGCTGCGTCATGAGCAGTAAATCTATCACCACCATATTGTACCTGTGTATTGGTCAAGAAACACGTTGATATCCTATTTAAAAAAGAGTTTTCGGTGTTATTATACATGTACTGTATATCAAATGTATCTGGAATAGTTAACATTAACCCCTTACTGTTATCTATAAAATCAGGATGAGAATGAAACTTAAATCGTGCTACTATTGTATCTATTATCTTTGCTTCTTCACGGGACTTGGGTGTAAATGTGAACACGAATTGAAACTCTCGACGATTGACACCCTTAAATGCGAGTTCCATTTTATTATTGACAATTCTTCCTGTCTTCACTGCAACCATGTTCGCTGCACCTGGCGCTAAAGTATCAAGTGCTTTTGATGCGGCACCCAAGGCCATAGCAGTAATTTGACCACCTTGTACATCGGCGTTACCATCTGTTATACCCTTGAAAACTTCTGCCATTCCTTGAGCAAATCCACCAGATGCTTCATCTGTATAGTTAAGAGAATATGTACTCTGTACTTGTGGTGGCATATACAATGCAATCGCAGTATTTAGTCTTGTGGACTTATCTAAGAAATCACTGTAGAGAGGAGCACCGTTCGCATTCGCTGCGGCACCAATGGAAGCACCATCTGGTTGTCCCGTTATCCTTTGCCGTCGAGATCCACCAAATTCTGATTTTGTTACGGTTTGAGTAGATACGAGATTGCCAAGTTGACCCGCTGTGCGACTGTTTGCGTCCCTTTTGGCACGCTCCTCTTGTCTTCTAGTTTTTTTCTCGCTTGAGTCTGGTTTACCGCTTGCGGCAGCTATCGTTGCACCAGATACTCCACTAGCTTGGGGTCCAGGCGATGAGTTGATATAGAACAGTATATAATGTCCAGCCTGAGTCTCTCCCTTCTCTGCCGAAATATTTCCATTCGCATCTGATGGGTATTGTAAGATTTCGGGATCAAAACTCGTAACTCTTTTCGGTGATATTCTGTCGTTTAATCGTTGTTTCTTCGTTGCTGAAGGGGTGGGTTTGTTGGGAACATTACCTTCAGCAAGATTAGCTAATCTTATTCTTTCATCTCGTATCATGATGCTGAGGTTATTCAACTTGTCATTTTGTCGGCTCTGTGGTTGCCTATCAAGGCTTTGTTGAAAGTTCTTCACAAAATCTGGACTCTGAAGTACGTTCAGTGCAGCAGGGTCATTAACATGTTTTTTTATTGCATGAATTCGAAATCTTCTTAAGCCTGCCGCCTTTGCTGTTTCTGAAATCGCCATTAATTTAACCCTCTCTAAATAGTTATATAAGTATTTATAATCATGGCATACAAAGGTAAATATATTCCAAAGAATCCCAAGAAGTATATGGGTAATCCACAACGGATAGTATACCGTTCTCTTTGGGAGCGTAAGTTCATGGTATATTGCGACAACAATCCTAAAATACTTGAATGGGGTAGTGAAGAAGTCATTATACCCTATTTATCTCCTTGGGACGGTAAAATACATCGTTATTTTCCAGATTTTTATATAAAAGTTAACCAACAGAATGGAATGAAGAAGAAATTCATCATTGAAGTTAAACCAAAGAAGCAATGCTCTCCCCCCACTACCTCACCCAAGAGAAAAACCAAAAGATGGTTTAAAGAAGTATATACATGGGGTATAAACGAAGCAAAATGGAAGCATGCCACTGCATGGTGTGATAATAATGATATGGAATTTAAGATTCTTAATGAAGACCATCTTGAGATTACTTATAAATAGTTATATGGCACAGAGCAAATACATACAGAGTGTGGTTGCAGCACAAAGAGGTCGTCCTCGCTCAACTGCATGGTATAGAGATAAAATCAAAGAGTTTGGTACACCAAAGTCTTCAGAGTTGATACGAGATGGTAAACAGGCTGGTAAACCATTTTATGGTAGATTGAATATGTTCGTATATGGTCCTAAACATGCTAAGACGCTACCATACTATGACACATTCCCCTTGGTATTACCTTTGGAATCATACCCTGATGGATTCTTGGGTATCAACTTGCATTATCTACCCATACCATTAAGAATGGCACTCTTAGATAAACTCGTAGATTTCTCTACCGATACTAACTTCGATGAGGGTACTACACTTGCAGTAAACTATAGTGGTGTAAAGAATATAAAAGAAGTGCGTCCTACAATACACAGGTATTTAGCAGGACATGTAAAAACAAGGTTTAGACGTATAGATGCAGATGAATTTACTGTTGCTACACTTCTACCAGTACAACAGTTCAAAAAGTCATCTGATCGTGCTGTCTGGTCAGATTCAAGGAAACTAATTTAATGCCCGCAATGATATCAAGAGTACTTAATTCTATCAGCTTTGACGGTATTGCCTTAAACAATAAATTTGCGGTAGACTTTACTTGGCCAAAGAAAATGCCATCCATCGCTGGTCAATACCTTGATGAATTTGTAGACCTCAGATGTGTAGGAGTTAATCTTGCTGGTAGAACCCTTACGTCATTTGAAGAAACAAATATATATGGTCCTGTTCGTTCAGTACCAGAAGGTGTGAGTTATGCAGAAGATATCACACTTACATTCTTAGAGACACGGGATTTGGCAGTCAGACATACGTTTGAAGTTTGGCAAAGTATGTGTTTCAATGAAAAAGATTGGAATTTAGGATACTACGATGATTTTATAGGAGACATAACCATTTATTTGTTAACTCAAGACGGACTACCTTCTTACGGTATAACTTGTAGGGAGGCGTGGCCTAAAACTTTAAATCCAATTCCATTGTCTATGGAACCAACAACTACAGCAATTCAAACAGAAGTGTCCTTTTCATTTAGATATTGGACTAGAGTTCCACCTGAAAAAATTGTGGAATTATCAGAAGCTGGAACCTCAAAACTTGTGGACAATACCAGTAAATAAAATAATGATTAAAACAGGAGTGATTAAATCATGGCATTACCAAAACTTAATAGTGTAAAGTACACACTTACCGTTCCATCTTCAGATGAAACGATTGAATATCGTCCTTTCCTTGTGAAAGAACAGAAAATACTTATGATTGCACAAGAATCAGAGTCACAAACAACAATCCAAAAAGCGATTGCAGATACCATTACAGAATGTACCTTTGGTAAAGTAGATCCTTGGAGCATGCCCTCATTTGATTTAGAGTATATCTTTATCAATGTGAGAGGTAAAAGTATTGGTGAGGAACTAGAATTGTCTCTTACCTGTCCTGATGATGGAGAAACAGTAGTTCCAGTAAAAATTCCTCTGGATGACATTGAAGTATCAGATGATAAGGATCACAATCCTGTTATTAAACTAACAGATGATGTTACCTTATATATGACATATCCTACAATGACAGATATCTCATCAGTTCAAGCTGGTTTGGGGGATACTGAACAACTATTCTCTATGATTAAAACTTGTATTGCTGAAATTCATGATGGTGAAGAAATTCATCACAAAATTGATATCACTGACAATGATCTAAATGAATTTATCGATACAATGTCAACGGCACACTTGGAGAAAATTAACCATTTCTTTGAAACTATGCCTAAATTGACACACACTATTAAGGTTACAAACCCTAAGACTAAGAAAGAGAATGAAATTACATTATCAGGATTCGATGATTTTTTCGTCTAACCCTCTCTCATGAGAGTATGGAAA